TTCCACAAAGGTGTTAGAACTGAAAATGGATTAGAAAACATTATGATATACAGTTATTATAATCAACCTCTAATTACAATTGACAGTGTATTAATTAATGAAGATATAAGTGCAAGTGATACTGATGCAACACCAGCCGCAAGACTTACAGTAAGTGATAGCAGTGATTTTGTTGATGGTGATAATGTTTTATTAACTGGATTTGATGGGACATTAGCAGAACTTAACGGACTCACAAGGTATGCTGATGTTATTGATAGTACAACAGTAGATTTATACCATGACAGTGGATTAACTGATCCAGTAGAGTATGTGCCAGCTATTACTGGGCACCCGGTAGCAGCCATTAACACATTAGGAGAGTATCCATTAACACAACCAGTTAGAACAACTTTAACTAATTTATATTCATCATATAATGAATCAGAAACAGATTTTAATACATATGTAGGTGCTTCAGATGAAGTAGTTAGATTAAACAGTTTTAATACATCATTTATTGACAATGCAGTCAGTGATACATTTGAAGTTTGGCAAACATTAACCACAGATGCATTAACAGTTGATGAGTTTCTAAATGATGATTATACAAAAGACTGGGCAAGTGGTTCTTTGGGAACTATTTCAGCAATAACTAACAGTTCAGATGAATATTTTGTTAGTCAACTTGGTACTTATACCAATTACAAGATTTGGAAAATACAAAAGAAATTAAGCACTGGTGCATGGGAGAATGGTGCAAACAACCTTAGTCATACTACAGCATATACAATTAACGGCAATGGTACTACTAATGGAGGCTCAAAAATATATGCATACAGTGATGATACACACACTACACCATTAACATCTAATCAAAAAGCTAGTATTAAAATTATACGCAGAAGTGTTACAGGTCTTTCATCAGACCCAAGTCATATAAATTACTTTGATATTAATGAAACTGGCCAATCACCCGGTAATGGATGGTATAGAAAAGAAATCTTTGATAATAGTGGAACTGTAGAAATTAATACAAAAAATAATATGATATTGGCACGCCCAGATGATTCCTTTGATGCTGATATAAGAACTAATTCACCAACTGGTACTGGAGCTGCGTACCGCTTTCATTGGTTTGGAAGTGGTATTGGAAATAATGGTGGGTCTACGCCAAATGAAAGTTGGCATGCCATAAGAAGATTAAATGGTATAGATATTGAAAAAACTATTGACGGTGAAACATATAAAGTAATGGAAGTAGATTCAAGTTTGAGTGGAACAAGTGTTGTAGATGGTTTTTCAAGTTTTAATCTTGTAGCAGCTACTACAACTGGTTCTGCACTTCCATTTGTTGGAACTGGAGGCAGTAGTAGTAATATTTATGCATCAGGTAATGATTTAGAAACCGCGGCAGCTATAGCTTGGACCAATGGCGCTGGTCAACAATTAGTTTATGCAGAATTTGGTGATGTAGAAAATGGTAATGGGCGTAGATTTGCAATACAACCATTAGGAGCAAGTGAATTAGTAGTATCAGCCGGAGGTGTTTCAGTTTATGGAGTTCCAATTAGAATATGGCCTGTTGAAATATTTGAAAGAAGAAGAACAATTCCTGCCGTTGCATATCCAACTTGGCAAACTATTACTGTTAGCAGTGGTGGTGATGTAACAACAACAGCTGGCTCTCTTTCACCGTGTACAATGCAACCAAAAAACAATCTTGCAACTTCAAAAGAGATGCACAGTATAATCAGTGAAGATAAAAGTTTTAGTCCAGCACAATTAAAAAGTTTACCAGTAGTTTCAGGTCAAATTCAAGTAACACCTACAGATGATTGGTGGGATATATTAGAAAGTGGTACTATAGTACGCTTAAATAGTTCTACTGGAACTGAATATGTATTAAGACAAACTGAAGCTTCTATAGGTAGTACAAGTCTTAGAGTATTTAATGCAACAACAACTTTTACAGACACTATACCATTAACAAATAATAGTGCTCAAACATTTTGGTCTGAAGGAGAGCAATGGTTTAATATTGACACTACTACAGATTATGCAAACTTTGGTGAAAATGATGCAGCAGCAGTTGATTTAAGATACAGAGAAACAGATGAATTCCGTTGGTTACAATTGAGATCACAAACTGGTAATACAGTGGATATTACAAGGCCAGCTATTGTAGATAGTACTACAGGTAATATTGCATTAACTGGAACACACAATCACAAAGCAGATAATCCAAATGTTAGTTTTCCAGGTAATCAAACATACAAACAACGCACAGGTGCTAGTACATATGTAAATGCCGCAATTGTAGAAGATGATTATTATGATATAGATTCAAGTACTACAAGTGATTTTACAGATGGAACTAAACCAAGTTTAACTGTAAGTCAAAGCACAGAAGGTTATATTAGCGGAATTAGTTTAGGTAGCACAGGTAGAATTACAACTGGACAAAAGATGTTGACTATTGGTGCAACACCAGACAGTTACACACCACCAACACCTACACCAGCAGAACAAGAAGATGTATGGGACACAGATGATGAATGGGCAAGTGATGGAAGCAGTCAATTAAAAACTTGGCCAGATCATGTAACACCAAGAAGTGCAGTTATCAACTATAACTCACCTACTATTGTTAACAATAGTCAAAGTGGTATCAAGTATACAAGAAGTGTTGGACATACCAAGTGGAGACTTGAAGTTGAATATCCACCAATGAGTGCAGAAGATTTCCAAGAGTTTCATGCAATTGCACAAGCGGCACATGGACAAAGCACACCATTCTACTTTAAGTTAAGAAGCAAATACGGTACAAACATACTATGGAGTGATTTTTATGATCTAAGCAACAGTACAACAACACCAAGAATCAAAGATCCAATAGCATTAGGTGATACTACACTGTTAGTTGAAGGCTTTAACTCAAATGAAAATAATGTATTCAAACGCGGTGAAGTGTTCCTTGATGGTAAAAATGAAAATGGTTATTTGCACACAAGTTTAAGTAGTACAGATGCAAATGTATATGGTGAAGCTAAAATACGCACACCTTGGCCATTCAGAGAATCCAAACCTGCAGGTAGTAAAATTGACAAAGATCCATACTGGTGTGTTGTTACACTAGGTTCAGATAACTTTGAATACAGTGTAGATGTAAACAATTACTATTATGTAAATGTAGCATTTGATTTAGATAGTTGGAAATAAGATATGGCAACCCTAGAACAAATAGTAGCAAAACAAACTATACAATACTTTGATTGTGTTGAAATAGCAATTGATACTACACACACATATTACTTCACACAAGCACCATATAATCTTACACTAACTGATGGCAACACTTATCAAGCCGCAGGTGGATTATTACAAATGACTGATTTTGTTGATAATGCAAACTTTAGTATTGAAAAATTAGAAATACAATTAGCAGGTATTGTAGAATTACCAACAGGTGATACAGTATTAAAAACAATACAAACATTAGAATACATGGATAAGCCTGTAACAATATACAGAGCATTTATGGAAAATCATCAAGTAGCACATGAAGTTGTGTTGTTTAAAGGTTATATTTCAAACTTATCAGGTGCATTAAGTGAATCAGGTGATAGTACAACAGCAAGTATTACAACGGCATCACATTGGACAGACTTTGATAGAATAAGCACAAGATACACAAATGATAACAGTCAACAAAGCATACATTCAGGTGATGAAGGTATGGCTTTTGCTAAAGAAGTACAAAAAGAAGTGCAGTGGAAAGAAAATGCGTAGTGAACTTCAAATGAAACTAGGCTTATGGTTAGCAACTAAACAGTGGCAACCTTGGGAGCGTGGTAAAAATGATTGTTGTACATTGTTTATGGAATATCATGATCATATGTTTGGCACAGATACAGTATCAAGCATATACGGTAAATACAATGACTTAAGAAGTGCAATACGCTTACGCAAGGAGTTTCCTACAGTAAATGATTGGTTCCCAGAAAAGGGATATCATCAAGTGTTGCAACCCCAAACAGGAGACATAGTAATGGTAGAACAAAGATGGTTTCCAAGCAGTTATATAATTTGTATGGCACAAGCATGGGGTCTAACAGATGATTCAAAACGCATGACAAAACATATTATTGAAAAACCAAATGTAGAATACAGTATATGGAGGCATGAAGCATGGGCCTAAGTAGTGTAGCAAAGTTTTTTATTAGATTAGCAATAGCTCTTTACAGTTATAACCAACAGCGTAAAGCACAAAAGAAAGCTGAACGCCAAGCAAGAGCAGCCAGATCAAATGTATTAATCAACAAACAATCAAACAATGATCCTGTATATGTACTATACGGAAAACAGCGTATGGGTGGAACAAGGGTATATGTAGACACATCAAATGGTAGTGGTGATCTAAGCGGAACAACTAAACTAAACTTTGTATTGGTTATGTGTGAAGGTGAAATTGGCACAGTTAAAGAAGTGTACTTTAATGATACTGTTGTATGGGATGATTCAAATGGTGGAACACTAACCGCAAACAGCAGTGGTGGTTATAGTTTAGGTGGATGGATTAGTAAATATGCACCAACTATTACAAGTAATTGGTATCCAGGAACTACAACACAAACAGCAGATACAAGTTTACAAGGTAGTGTTGGAAGCAGTGTATGGACATCAGCACATAAATTACAAGGTGTATCATACTTCACTATGCTTTTAGAAGCAGATGGTGAAAAGTATGGTGGACAGTTACCAACAGTTACATTTGTATTAGAAGGTAAAAAGATCCTAGATGTAAGCACATTAACAACAGGTGATGATAGTGGTGATTTAGGTCCAAGCAATTATACAACTGGTGCAGATCAAAACCCTGCAGATGTACTATATGATTATTTGATCAACAAAGTGTTTGGTAAGGGATTAGACCATGATAAAAATGGTAACTATAGTGCAGGATTACATGTAGACTTGGCTAGTTTTCAACAAGCAAGACTAGACTGTGAAAGTTCAAGAAGTGGACTTGGATACAATTGTAATGGATTCCTACAAACAGAAAAACAATTGTTTGATAATGTAGGTGAAATATTAGAAACATGTAATGGTATATTGTTATTTGTTGATGGCAAGTATCAAATGCGTATTAAAAAGAAAAATGAACAAAGCGGTATTCCAAGCAGTGCAATATTTGACAAAGACACTATTCTTGGAACCATAGAATTAAGTTTACCAGACAAAGCACGCAAACTAAACAAAGCAACTGGTACATTCAACAACCCAGATACAAAATACAATGATGATGTTGTAATATATGATAACCCTACATGGCGTGTTGAAGATAATGGTAGTACATTAGAAGCACAAGAAGAATACACTATGATCACAGACAAAGATCAAGTATTAGATTTGATTACACAAACAGCAAACATAAGTAGAGATGAATATGCAATCAAATTTACAGCGGCACACACAGCATTATTATTACGCAGTGGTGATGTTATAGAAGTTAGACATGATGAATTTGGATGGGGTACTGGTGCAGGACAAACAAGAAAGTTTTTCCGTGTGCAAGAACTAACACTAACAGAAGACAACACAGTTGAAATAACAGCTACAACATATGACAGTAGCAAGGAGTTATAAATGAGCATTATTAGTCTAGACAAAGGAACAATTGGACACTGGTTACCAGAAGGACCAGATGTACAAGGAAGTATCAACTTAGATAAATTAAGTGATGTTACTGTAACAAATGTACAAGACAATCAAGTACTAAAGTATGATAGTAGTCAAAGTCAATGGGTCAATGTAGCAACAGGTGCCATTACAAGTTTAGATCAATTAAGTGATGTAGTTATTACAAGTGTGGCAGATGGACAAAGTTTACAATATGACAACGCTACTGGAAATTGGGTCAATAGAGACATTACAGCAGACTCAATAGATGGTGGAACTTATTAACTATATGTAGTCATTTAAGGTGTCTTAACCGGCAAACTAGGACTGTATA